GTGTCCATGTGTTGGGCCTTGCGCCTACGTCCGCTGCAGTCAGCGTCACATTGCCATCTCCCATAGGGAGAACACCATTGACGCTCGATACTGCACCGTTGCCGTTCATCACCTCAAAGGAAGTTGCTCCGTCCGCGCCCGTCACCGTCACGCGGTGGCCTCCCGGGATCTCCACCACATTGATGGTAGGCGATATGCCCGGCTCACCACGCAAGGATACAAGCCACTCCTGAATCGTTCCCCGATAGCCGCACATCACAGCCATCCCATAGGCCGTGATGTAGTAGGTCGGCAGCTTCGGGCGGATGCCGTGATCATTGGGATCTCCCTGTACCGGATCATAGGTAGCCTTAAACCAAGCCACAAAATTGGAGTAGTACGAGTCATACACCTGCATCCGGTTCTGGTATTCCCGCGCTTCCCCGTTAGCTGCATCGATCTTTGCGATCAGGTATTCCTCATAGATTTCCTCGTGAGGAAAGCCAACCAACGGTTCGCGATCCAGCGCCGCATCACCTTGCGGCAGTGCTCGGATCTCTGCAATATCCATCAGGAAGATATCTGCTGCCAGCTTACCGTTCAGGCTGGTCAGCCAGCTCAGCTTCGTTTTCTGAGAGAAAACATTGGGTTTCATTTCATTCACGCGGGAAATGATTTCTTTGAATGTGCTCATCGTTTTCACCTCGCGAGCAGGAAAGGCATGGGCAATCGCCCATGCCCCTCCGCGATTATGTAGTTGATCTTCTTACAGATCCAGCGTGGTCAGGTCAACGCCGCCATTCATACCGCCGCAGGCTGCGAAGCGCCAGTTGTTGAAGCAGGCATTGAAACGGCTGCGACCCTTCCAGCGGTTTGCGTCGGTGTTCTCGTCGATGATGGACTTGATCTTCAGCTTGATGCGGTCATTCCAGACTGCGCCGCCGTAGTTCTCATTGAACTGGCTGTCCAGCATGATCCAGGGACGCAGGCCCTGGGCAAGGAACTGGTTCAGGTAGGGCCACACCACGATGTTCCAGCGGCCGTACTGGAAGTTGAACGCGTGAGTATTGGAAACAGGATCCAGATCACTGCCCACTGCCGCGAACACCTCGCGCTTCAGGCCTGCATACTCAGGGATCAGGATGGTATCGGGAGCCACATCCAGGATCTCGTCATTCTCGCCCTTGAACAGGTGCATGGCCGCCTCCATACGGCTCAGTGCGTCCAGACTGAAAGGATTGCTGAACAGGTTACTCTGCGCAGCGCCCTTCAGGATGGGCTTATGTGCTGTGTGGAACACAGGCAGCTTGTCCGCACCGGTTACGTCGAACTTCTTTCCGCGGTAGTTGATGGCCTTCTGGCCGCTGACCGCGCCTGCAAACAGTGCAGCGCCAAACTTCTCGCGGGTACGGTTGTAGGCCGTGACGAACTGGCGGGGCTTTGCAGTCAGATCCATCAGCTTGGAGTCCTCCACCATTTCCTCGGAGATGGAGAAGCTGTCCTTCCAGGTCTGGTAAACCAGCAGCTTCTGGTTTCCCTCCTGCATATTGTCTTCAGGATATGCGCCGTTCTCGCCCACGGGATCGAAGCCGTCCATGCCGGTCATCTCGGTCAGCAGATCGCCGTAGTTTTCGGAGGTGCCCATCTTGAACAGATATTTCAGTGCGCTGTTCTTCTCGCACTCTTCGGTGTAGTTCTCAACGAACATACGGACCGGCGCCTGACATGCACCATAAATGGATTCATTGACGCCGGAGCCTTCGGAAAAAATAATACCAGCCATTTTTCATGCTCCTTTCTGCTTAGTTAAAGCGGCCGCGCACAACGCTGCCCGCTGCGGTGCCTTCGATGTAAACCACTTCGAAGGTGCCGGCTGCACCGCCGTCTGCCAGCAGGCCGCCTGCGCTGATGCGCAGCTTGGTGCCAACGGCAGCAGCTTCTGCCGCGGCGCTCAGGTGGGTCTCATAGATAACGTCCTTTGCAACGCGCTGGACGGGCAGGGCCTCGCCTGCCACAACGGTCTTGCTTGCCATACAAACGTACGCGGGGGTCGTGGTCTTAGCTTCTGCAATGGCGGCCAGCTTGCCACCACTTACGTCCAGCAGCTGACCGACCTCATAGGTGCCGGCTGCCGCCTCGATGTATTCCCAGGGCTGCAGTGCGCCCTTGTCGTGAGAATGTGGTAAAAACATTTGTTATCCTCCTCGTTTCAGGTATTGGTTGTAATGCGCCTGAATTTGCGCGTCGGTCATACCGGGATTCATCATCCGGTAAAGCTTCATCTGGTCGTGTGGTACAGAAGCCGCTCCGCTTCCGCGGGCGTTCCCCGTCGCTCTCAGGTGTTCCTTGCCGCGGGACTTGTCCTGCGCGGCCCGCACGGCCCGGCGAGCCTTGTCCTCTGCCATGGCATTCATATTGGCAAGCAGGTACGCGTCGTAGAAGTCCATTCCCTTTGCTACGTTCTGGCGGAAGGCCGGAGCGGTCTTCATGGCCAGAATATCCCCCAGGCTCTTCACCGCAGGGTTCAGTTCCCCGATCTTTGCGATCTGCTCAGCAATACGGGTGCGTTCCGCTTCCGCTCTCTGCTGGGCCTGCTGTTCCTGCGCCTGAACCTGAATCTGCTGGGCCTGCTGCACTGCAGGATGTGCTGAGATCAGCTGATCCAGCATCTCTCTCGTCAGCTTTCCCGCCTTCAGGTCCTTCTGCATCCGGGCATCCGCCGTTTCCTTGCCCCACTCCTGGAATTCCTCCACGGTGGTAATAGGCTCACCGGTAACGGGGTGCTTCAAGCCTGCCAGTGCAAGAACCTGCTCCACCATCTGTTTGCTCTTCTGCTGTTCTGCCTGAACGGCAGCATCCACAGCTGCCTGCTGCTCCTGCGCACGGCGCCGGGCAGCATTTTCTCTGCGCTGTTTGGTTGTCAGGGGCTGCTTGTCCTTGCCGGTGACGTCATCCGCTTTCTCATCCTCTTCTTCAGGATCATCGCTATCCGCGTCGGGTTCGGTTCCGTCATCTGTTTCGGCATCAGTTTCCTGCTCTTCGAACGTCTCGGTGGGCTGTTCCTGCGTATCAGTTGCGGAACTGCCGGTGTCAGCATCGGCCGCAGGTTCGGCGGTCTCCTGCACTTGTTCGCCTTGCTCCGCGGGAGTCAGGCCGAATGCTTCATAAAGCTTTGCTTCTGTAATGTCCATATTTCCTCACTTACGCTTTCCCAAGCGTTTGGATTTTTCCCCTATTCCGTGGGTAATTGTTTTGGATTTGTTCCCTGTTCCATGGGTGTCGTCGAATCTCGGATTTCTGATATCCTGTTCATGCATGCCCGAACAGGAAAACCGAAATCCGGATTCTCCTCTCCCCACAAAAGCCGTTCGCTTTTGCGGGGGCCCCAATTCGGGGCTAAGATATTTGCGATTTGCAGATCGGGCAAGCTCTTACTTCTTGCCCGTGCGGAGGTCACTGCCGGTCTTTACGGTACCCTTCTTCACGTCCTTGACCTGATTGGGGGCCTTCACCATCTGGGTGCCGCCGTTCTTGATCTTGCCGATATAGCCGCTCTTGTTGCTCATTGTGCTGCCTCCTTTCTCACAAAAATCTCTATATCCTCCGCCTCACATGGCGGCAGATACCATATTTCCCGCCACTGCGGGTGCTTGTCCCATGCCGGGTGCCATACCCTGCGTCTGTGCCGCCTGCAGCTGCATTTGCATCTGCATCATCCGCATCTGCTGTTCCTGTTCCCGCTTCAGCCGGTCTTCCAGATACTTTTTGGTTTCTCCCGCACCGGGATAATGCAGAAGCTCCATCTTGCCCCAGAAGAGGATCAGCGTCTCCGTAGACTGGGGATTACCGAACGCGCCGGTTTCCAGATTCATTCTGGTTTCCTGCCACATTGCCTCGCGGTTGTTGGCCAGCGGCGCCGATGTATCGCAGCTGAAGAGGAACCGGTCATTCCAGTGCCACTTTCCGCTTTCATCCTGCTCCAGGAAGTCATACCGGTTGAATTCCTTGTACACCGGCTCACCTTTGAAGTCCTTGTATGTAACCGGCCTCGGTTCATCCGCATAGGCCAGCAGGAACTTGAACCACACTTCGAACATCTGTGCATAAGCCGCCTGCTTCATCACGCGCTGGCTTTCCATGCGTCCGGCCGCCTGCGCTGCAGAGTATTCCTTTGCTTTGCCGGAGGTTGCCGTCGTGTCCTTGCGTCCCTGGAAAGAGTCCGTAATGCCCAGGATCTGCCGGGCTTCTTCGTAAACCTGACTCAGGTACGTCAGCTCATACTGCAGATTTCCGCTGAATTCGTACACACCGATCTGGTTCTTTGTTGCCTGATTCGGCACATACCATTTCTCGAAATCTTTGGAATCGATCCGGAACTTGCTGTCAACGGGCAGCGTCACGCGGGTACCGGCCTTCAGCAGCCGGTCGATGATTTTCTTCTCGATGCGGTTGGTGGTGTTCTGCTG